GGCGATTGAAAAATCTTATGAGAAAGAGATCCAAAAACGGCAAACCGCTAAAGAAACCTATGATAAAGCGATTAAGACCGCAGAAGAAAAGAAAGCCACCGCGACTTCTGAGCTTGAGAAGTCGAAAGCAGAAGAAGTAAAGAGTTTACTTGAGAAGGCACGAGAAGATGCTGACGAGATCGATCGCATTTTAAAAGAACAGTTTAACATAGAGGAAATATGATTTTACTATTATTATGTTCGCTAGCGCATGGCGAACCGCAATTCACCCAACTCACGAAGGGTGAACCCGCACCGTTTTCTGGTCGTTTATTTAACGACGAAGCGGTAGCAAACTTAATTGTAGACCAAAAGTCAATTGAAGAGGCGTGTTCAATCGAAGTTGATTTCGAATTGGAGAAAGCACAAGCCAAATGGAACTATGATTTTCAAATCATGCAAATTAGCCTTGAGGGTAAACTTGAGAGGGCAAACGCCGTAATTGAGTCACAATCACAAGAAATAGACTATTTAAGGGGTGAACATAAACCCGCGAGAACATTTCTTTGGATTTCAACAGGCTTTACCGTTGGAACACTAACATCGCTGGGGATATATCATTCTGTAAAGGACTAGCAAAATGATTAAAGTAAGAATTTCAAAAGCCATAAAAAATATGATGGATATGGTTTGCCCAAAGGCGACCCAAGATCTAGAATTAAATACAAAGAATAGAAACGCTGCTATACAAGCAAAACATATTCAGTATGGCCCACTTAACTTATCAGATGAGGCTTATTGGGATAGAGCAGCAGAACACTGGAATACTACACCAGATGTAGCCAAAGAATCCAGATGCGCCAACTGTATAGCATTTGATATCTCACCAAGAATGCTTGAGTGCTTGCCCGGTCCGGTGTCTGAACCAATTGAGGACGCTGACGGTTATCTTGGATATTGCTGGATGCATCATTTTAAATGCCATAGTGCAAGAGCATGTTACACATGGGCCGCTGGTGGACCAATAAGCGAAGATAAGAATTCATACGAGTGGCAAAAGAAGTCGGAGGGATAATGTCGAAAGACCCAAATTATGTTGTTAAAATAGAACAAGCAATAGCCAAAAAATACGGTGAGTTAGCGGTTCAAAATCCAAAGAAAACATGGACTGAGGAAAAGGATCAAGAGTACTTTGAGCAACTTAAAGAGTTTTACCGACACCAAAGACAGGAAGAGGATTACGACAAAAAAGAAGTAAATGGTGTTTTCATACCAAAAAAACTACTTAATAGTGATTCTAATCGTTCCTGTCCTGTTTGTTCTGTCTATACTACAAAAGCGCAAGACGATCTATACTTTACAAAGTTTGATTGCTGCTTTAAATGTTATGTTCAATGGGTCGAGGGTCGAGAAGAAAGATGGAAAACCGGCTGGAGACCAAACAATGAAACTAACGACTAAACTCCTCAAAGAGATGATTAAAGAAGAGCTTGGAAACATGACCGAAAATGAGAACCCAATACTTCAGGTTGCGCAAGCTGTTGGCGTCCCCAAGAGAATTGAAGAAGAACAGATTGACGAAGGTTTTGAGAATCTTACTCCTGAAAATCTTCAAATGGCCGTTGATATGTTAATTAAGATGAGTCAAGAGTTTGCTCCTGTAATTGCGGGTAGTGGTCTTTTAGCCGCTGCAATGAAAGCCAAAGAAATGCTAGCAGGTGCCGAAGAAGTTGACACCCGCGACGATTTATATGATGATGAGGACTAAGCAATGAGCAGTACAACACTAGAAATTATTCAGGGCCTTGCCCAAGCCGCTTCAAGAGCGTACGACGGATCTCACGACCCTCGTTATAACGATGACGGTAAAGAAAGATCCGCCGGACTTGCAAGAGAAGAAGGCCAACCACTCATCGATCGCCGAGTTATTGATGGCTTCAAAGTTCGCTTTTCAGGGCCAAACATGATTATTACCTACCAAAGCGAAATTAAACTCAAGCAAGTTTACGCTGGTGGTTTTGAAGATGAGATCAATCGAAGAATAAATGAAATTAAAAAGTTTCTACAAAAAGAATACAAAGCCATCACAGGAAATCCTGTTACTCTTACAACGGATGGCGAGGCAAAGGTTCTAGTCCAATCTTCTTCTCGTGTGCATTCTTGGGTTCAAGCAACCCAGTACTACAAAATTGGTAAAGTTGATGCAGAAGGCATCCTTCAACCGTCAGAGCCGACTGTGCGCGAGATCACACGAAAGTTTCTTGATCAAGCATCAAAGAAGCGCCCGACTAACGATACAAGGAAATAATGGGATTTGAGCTATCAAAGAAAGAAATTGTAAAAGAAATTGTAAAATCGGGTAAAGATCCGGTTTACTTTATTAACACATATTGCCGTATCTCACATCCTCTCAAAGGGCTAATAAAATTTGATACATACCCCTATCAGGATGACCTCCTTCAAGATTACAACGATTTCCGTTTTACGGTTATCTTAAAAGCCAGACAGTTAGGCATCTCAACGATTACTGCCGCCTATATTGTCTGGTTGATTTTGTTTCACCGCGACAAGAATGTTATGGTCCTTGCGACCAAGTTTGCAACCGCTGCGAACCTTGTAAAGAAAGTAAAGGCGATTATGAAGAATCTGCCTGATTGGATTCGCATCACTGATATCGCAATCGACAACAGAACTTCGTTCGAGTTGTCTAATGGATCCCAGATCAAAGCATCATCCACCTCCGGAGACGCTGGTCGTTCGGAAGCCCTTTCGCTCCTCGTGATTGACGAGGCTGCTTTTGTTGATGGTCTCGATGAACTTTGGACTGCTCTTTATCCCACGCTGTCCACAGGTGGTCGTTGTATCGCCCTAAGCACACCGAATGGTGTTGGTAACTGGTTTCACAAAACTTATGTAGATGCTGTGGACAACCAAAATGATTTTAAATCTGTAAATCTTCCATGGGATGTTCATCCCGAAAGAGACATGACTTGGTTCAGAAATGAGACAAAAAACATGTCTAAACGGCAAATTGCCCAAGAGCTTGAATGCAACTTTAATTCTTCCGGTGAAACTGTTTTACAATCAGAGGACATGGAATGGGCGAACTCCTGCGTCTGCGACCCTATTTACAAGACAGGGTTTGATCGTAACTTCTGGATTTGGGAGAAATACCAAGATGATTCTAAATATCTGCTTGTTGCTGACGTTGCTCGTGGTGATGGAGCAGATTATTCTGTTTTTCATGTCATTAAATTGGAAACGATGGAAGTCGTCGCAGAATACCAAGGAAAGCCAACGCTAGACCACTACTCAGACATCTTGTTTGATGCTGGTCGAGAATATGGAAGTTGTCTCTTAGTTGTTGAGAACAATGGTATTGGTATTTCAGTTCTTGAAAAACTTATCAACAAAGAATATCCAAATCTTTACTACTCGATCAAAGGCACACACGAATACATTGAGCAACACAAAGCAGAATATGCCTCAAACTCCGTTCCGGGATTTACTAATTCATCGAAAACAAGGCCGCTTATTGTGGCTAAAATGGAAGAGTACATAAGAAACAGACTAATTACTGTTAGATCTTCGCGACTTTTTCATGAATTTAAGACTTTTATCTGGCACAACGGGAGACCACAAGCAATGCGCTCGTACCATGACGACTTGGTTATGTCCTTATCTATTGCTTGCTGGGTGCGAGATACAGCGATAGAAGTAGATCAAAGAGATGTTGCTTATAAAAAAGCAATGATGAATGGTATGTTTCTCAACAGCACCAAAATGAATACTGCTATTAAAGGGCAGGAAGGGTATGATCAATCCTTCGAAGACAAGTATCGCGAAGAATTACAACAAAAGAAAAATTTTCTTTGGATTTATAAGGGATAGATAATGGCTCCACGTAGAAAAATTAGAAATGGTAAGAACCCAAACAACCCTGAAAACGATTTATTTAAATCGTTAACTCGTTTGTTTTCGGGACCAATAACCACTAGAAGAACAGAGACAGGCCGACAACTCAGACGCAGACATTTGGATAGGTATGCAACTCAGTTCAAGTCTGCAAGTGGTAAGCAATTTAAAAAACTAGACTATAATACACCAATGGCCCAACTGACCATCAATGCAATGGCCAACCGAGCCCGTACTGAACGGTATGTAGATTTTGATGAGATGGAGTACACTCCAGAAATAGCGTCTTCATTGGACATATATGCTGATGAAATGACCACACATTCAGCATTGCAACCTATGTTGAGGATTAATTGCTCTAATGATGAGATAAAGTCTATATTAGACAACTTGTATCACAACGTTTTAAATATAAACTATAACCTTTTCAGTTGGTGTCGCACAATGTGTAAATACGGAGACTTGTTTTTATACATGGATATTGATGAAAAATTAGGTATTCAAAATGTAATCGGCATACCTCCTCAAGAGATTGAGAGATTAGAGGGCGAAGACCCAATGAATCCCAACTACGTCCAATACCAGTGGAACTCAGCAGGTATGACCTTTGAGAATTGGCAAGTCGCTCACTTCCGAGTGCTTGGTAACGATCGGTTTCAACCATACGGAACTTCTGTCCTTGAACCTGCTCGTCGTATCTGGAGACAGCTTACAATGCTTGAGGACGCAATGATGGCTTATCGTATCGTCCGAGCACCAGAAAGACGACTTTTTAAAATTGATGTGGGCAACATCGCCCCTGAAGATGTAGAGCAATATATGCAGAAGGTAATGACTCAGATGAAGCGTCATCAAGTCGTTGACCCAACAACTGGACGTGTCGATCTACGTTATAACCCCCTATCAGTTGAAGAAGATTACTTCATCCCTGTGCGTGGTGGTACTGCTTCAGATATCACCAACCTCCCCGGCTCTTCATATAATGGCGGGATTGACGATGTGAAGTATCTCCGCGACAAATTATTTTCCGCGCTAAAAATTCCCCAATCATATCTCTCGATGGGAGAAGGTGCAACCGAGGACAAAACAACCCTCGCTCAAAAAGATATTCGATTCGCAAGAACGATACAAAGACTACAACGTGTTGCTGTTTCAGAGTTGGAAAAGATTGGAATTATTCATTTGTTTACTCTCGGGTTCCGTGGAGATGACCTGCTTAACTTCAGTCTCTCTCTGAACAATCCATCAAAGATTGCAGAACTTCAAGAGCTCGAACACTGGAAACAAAAATTCGATGTTGCCGGTGCTGCGACTGAAGGATTCTTTTCTAAGAGATGGCTTGCCGAACATATGTTTGGGATGTCTGCCGAAGAGTTTGTCCGAAACCAACGAGAACTATTCTTTGATAAAAAATACGCTGCTGCTCTTGAAGCCGCAGGTCAATCTGATGAAGAAGCCGCTGCCGGTGGCGGTGGAGGCGGAGAACTTGATCTCGGCGGTGACGAAGGTGGTGGTCTTGGCGATCTTGATTTGGGCGGCGAGGATGAACCAGCAGAAACACCAGCAGATGAACCCGCTGATGCAGGTGGTGGTGATGATGAAACAACCCTTCTCGCACAGCCCCCCGCAAAAAGAGATGATGATGCTCGACCGAAAAAACGAGGCCCATACAAAAGACACCAGAAGTCTTACGATAAGGGTGGTCGCACTAAGAGTTATAAAAACATGGCCACTGGTGGCGAAGTTCGCGGTTCAACCGCAAGAACAAAGTTCCCCGGATATCAAGGACCCGGAGGTCTTTATACGCTCGGCAAAGGAATAGTAGAGGAAAATTCACAAACCGAGGATTTGGAAGAGCAAAAACTATTTAACATTAGCAATGATGTAAAAACATTACTAGAAAGTCTAGCAAACAGGGAAGATGAGCATGAAACATAATAAGAAAAGAAATACCGCTTTTCTTTACGAATGCTTGGTAAAAGAACTAACCAAAGCCGTCGTAAGAAACGATAACCAAACCAAGGAAAAATTGGTCGAAGTTTTAAAAGAAAATTTCAAAAATGGATCAATTCTAAAACGAGAATTAGACATTTACAATTCACTCTTGGAGGGTACTGGCGAAGCGGAATATTCTCGATCACTTCGAGTAATATATGAGATCAAAAAAGACTTTGATAATCTCGACAGAAAAGAAGTGTTCAATGCTCAGACTTACTTAATAAAACAAATGAACGAATCATTTAATTCAGCCATTTGGTCAAGCTTTCTTCCAAATTATAAAAACGTAGCCACAGCAGGAATGTTTTTTAATCAAAATAAATTACCGGCAAAGAAACGGTTGTTAATCGAAAACCGAGTGGTGCAATTTCGTCAAGCTCGTTTGGTTGAATCCAAAATGGAGCATGTCGATAACTTAACATATAAAACATTCGTCAACAAGTTTAACAAGACTTACGGAGAACACCTTAGACCCGAACAAAGAGAGTTGCTCACAAACTTTATCGTGTCTTTCTCCGATAACGGTCTTGGGCTTAAGAGCTATATCAACGAAGAGATCTATCGTCTTAGATCTTCTCTCCAAACTCTCAATGAAAATATGTATGGCCAAAACACCTCAAAAGTTGTTGAAAAACTCAATAGTTTTGCTGAAAGACAAATAGACGAACAAATGCTTAGGGATTTGTTTTATATTCAAGATTTAGTGCATGAGGTAACAAAAAATGGCGATTAATGTTAAAATTGATGGTGGCTTCGAACCTGTTATTCAAGACAACAGTGTTACTGTTAGAGTTGACTCGGCACCCTCTGTTGGAGTCAAGATAGTTGACCCCTATCTTCATGAGATAAAACTTAAGCTTAACATGCGTCGCGCAATGAATGGAGATCTCATGATCTTCGATCATCCGGACATTGATATCGTTTACATGATCGAGAAAAAGAAAATTGTTACATTTGCAAAAGATTTGATGTCTGATATGACTTACGGGACATCCAGCAGACTTTTGGAAAGACTCAGCAAAAAAGGTCTCCTAGTGTATGAATCAATTCAGGGCGGAAATGTTTATGGTTCACTTGAAGGCCAACTTCAGGAAGCCGTGGATAATGCCGCCAAAGATAAATACGTTGGCTTAGTGCTAAACCAAATCTCAGAATGGATTGAGACTGAAAGACCTTACTTTAAAGCAGCACAACAATATGATGATCTGCTTGATACTAACTTTGCTGATCCGCCCGATGACGAGACTACTCGACTTGGTAAAGTACCACAAGAAGTGGAGAAAGGATCAATGATGCAAAGTTCGCTATTTGGGCCATATTATTATGGAAGGTATGTGTACGAATGAACGTAAATTTTTTGCAACTCGATGTGGGTTGGCTATGGTTTATTTTAGCCGCTTACGGACTAACTCAGATTCTTGTGTATAGTTCGATCTTTGCTCAGATTCGTCCGGACAAAGATTCATACCGAGGTTGGGGTAAAGTCTGGCACTGTCCTATGTGCATGGGATTTTGGGTTGGAGCCCTTTTGTTTACGCTAAACGGCTTCACAGAACTATTTACATTTGATTACACATTCGCTAATTTTTTAATTTGTGGATGGATTTCATCAGGAACATCGTATTTTATAAGCATGCTTGTGAATGATGATGGTATTAAAATAAACAAAGGAGCGAAAAATGATGACTAAGAAATGGATGCTACAACCAGTTCGTCGTTGTTGCAGCGGATCTTAACTCGGGCGGGAAAGACCCGCATTGTTTGAGAATAAATATGACTAAAAGATTATTAACAGAATTTTATGAATTATGCCCCGATGGTATGTGTCCCGATCTTCTTACCGAAAGAGAGAAGAAAGAGATCGCCAACGGCGCTATGTATTTAACCGGACGTATCCAAACTGCCGACAAGCAGAATGGAAATGGCCGTGTTTATCCTTACGAGGTTCTAAAGCGCGAGATAGACAATTATAAAAAAGTTGTTGAAGACAATCGTGCTTGTGGAGAACTCGACCACCCAGATGACTCAGTAGTCAATCTAAAGAATGTGTCGC